CCAGGCGTAGAGCATACTAAACACGTAATTAAGTCTCTTACCTACAAAATACACAAAGATACTGGATCAAAGAAGTTTGCCAGTGTCGAAACAATTAAAAACTATAAGTCGCTAATCAAGGGTATTCTTTCTATTCCACAAGGGCGTACAGATTTAATACCCCAAGATTACGAAATCATAGACAAACGAGTCTTAGTTTCAGTTCCTTTTCCTGTGCCTAAATTTGAGCTTTATGAAGATCAGCAAACAATCTACAATGAAGTAGAAGGTACGTGCTTTATCAATGCCTTACCAGGCTGGGGAAAGACTTTTACCGCATTACATCTTGCTAGAAAGTTTGGGCAAAAGACTTTAGTTATAACGCATACGGCAGCTTTACGAGATCAATGGATTGAAGAAATCCAAACACTATTTGGTTGTGAGTGTGGAATTATAGGTGGTGGTGATTTAGATTACGAAGATCACTTCATTACAGTTGCAAACATCCAAACTTTAGTAAAGCATACTACAGAGCTTGCCAAAGAGTTTGGTACAGTAATCTTGGATGAAGCACACCACTGTCCTGCAACAACATTTGCAGGAACAATTGATGCCTTTCATGCTCGATACAGAATCGCTCTTAGTGGAACAATGATTCGTAAAGACGGTAAGCATATTTTATTCAAAGATTATTTCGGTAATATTGTATTAAAACCTCCAGTTTCTAATACAATACCGCCTACCATTCATATGGTAAAAAGTGGCATTACACTCAAACCTAATGCAACCTGGGTAGATAAGATCACTGATCTTACCCAAAACGACAAGTACAGACAATTTATTGCAAACATAGCTAAAATGCACGTTGCCGAAGGTCATAGTGTTTTAGTTATTGCTGATCGAGTAGAATTCTTAGAGAAAGTAAAAGAGTATGTTGGTGAAACGTGTTTGTTGGTTACTGGGGGAACCAGTTTTGAAGACCGACAGCGGGCAAAAGAGCAAATCCTTGCCAAAGAAAAAATGTGCATTGCTGGAAGCAGGCAGATATTTTCAGAAGGAATCTCAATCAACATCCTAAGTTGCGTAATTTTAGCAGTTCCTATGTCAAACGATAGTTTACTAGAACAAATTGCTGGTAGAATTATGCGAATGCATGATGGTAAACTAGACCCAATCATAGTAGATATTCAGTTTGCTGGATACGCTGACAAAAAGCAAAACACAGATAGGCTAGGGCTTTATCTACGCAAAGGATGGAAAGTATTAGCGTAGATAAAATTTCACTTGTCAAACGGTATCCAAAATGGTATAATATTTATTAAGTTTCAGTATATGACCCTTTTCTTCAACCTTGGATTGCTTGAGTCCGAAACACAATGCGACTCCACAAAATTAGTTGAAACTTTAAGATTGCATTTTATTAGAAAATCTATTCCTAAAAATCAATACAGTAAAATCAAACCGATTTTTAACTTAAAAGGTAATAGTTTTCTAATAAACCCTGCGCTTTTATTTACTGATACCAACACAGATATTGTACATAAAGCACAATACATACGATTAGCGGGGCGTAGAAATTACGCCATATATAAACATTACGGTTATACATATCTAGACCTATCTTACTATTCAGATATTGACCTAAACGCAATAAAATCAAATCCGCTACTAAAAATAACAGAAAACAAAATCCACTTCAAATACGAGGAAAATTAAAAATGGCACTTAGCTTTAAAAACACCAAAGGTAAAGCACAATCAAACAAAGTCGAATCTTACGAGTACAAAGATGGCGAAAACACAGTCCGCTTAATTGGCGGAGTTCTTCCACGATATATTTATTGGCTGAAAGGCACTAATAACAAAGATATTCCAGTTGAATGTTTGGCATTTAGTCGTGAAAAGGAGAAGTTTGATAACATTGAGAAAGATCACGTTACTGAGTATTTCCCAGAGTCAAAATGCTCTTGGAGCTATTCTGTAAATTGTATTGACCCTAAGTCGCAAAAAGTTGTTGCTCTTAATCTCAAAAAGAAATTGTTTGAGCAAATCGTTACAGCGGCTGAAGATTTGGGAGACCCTACTGACTATGATACAGGTTGGGATGTTGTATTCAAGCGCGTAAAGACAGGCCCACTGCCCTTTAATGTTGAATATACACTACAAGTTTTGCGTTGCAAAGCTCGCCCATTAACTGAAGAAGAGCGTGCTATGGCTGACGCTGCTAAATCTATTGATGAGAAATTTCCTCGTCCTACCGAAGCAGATGTAAAAGCCTTGTTGGATAAAATTACTACACAACAAGATGAAGAAGGCGAAGGCGAATCTTCAGAGCAAGAAGCAGTCAAAGAACTAGGTTAAAAAACTAAAGCCCGCTAAACGAAATGCTTAGCGGGCTTTTCTGTCTCATAAGGCAATATGAAAGTATTATTTACAGCTGACGTCCATATCAAATTGGGTCAGAAAAACGTACCTATCTCGTGGGCTAAGAATAGGTTCAATATGCTCTGGGAACAACTCCACGACCTACAATCAGAGTGTGATCTTTTTGTTATTGGTGGAGATGTTTTTGATAAACTTCCTAATATGGAAGAACTAGAGACGTATTTTGATTTGGTTAATGCTTGCAAGATTCCCACTATTATTTACGCTGGAAATCATGAAGCAGTTAAAAAGGATACAACTTTCCTTACTAACCTAAAACAAGTTACCAATCGCTTAAATTCCAAAGTAGAAATTATTGACGATTTTTACTCACTGGATAATATGGATTTTATCCCATATAATAAATTAAAAGATTTTGAAAAGTCACCGCATTTGGTGCATGGCGACATTTGCTTTACCCATGCTCGTGGAGAGATTCCACCACACGTAAAGCCTGAACTAGATTTAGAATTATTTGCTCGCTGGAAAGTAGTTTTAGCTGGTGATTTACACAGCTATGAAAACTCTCAGAAAAATATTATCTATCCTGGAAGTCCAGTTACTACTAGTTTTCATCGTCATAATGTAGATACTGGTGTTGTTATATTAGACACTAGCAGTTTAACTCATGAATGGCGTAAGCTACAATTACCTCAACTTATTCGTCGTACAGTAGCTGTACACGACCCTAAACCGCAAACTGATTACGATCACACGATTTATCAGGTTGATGGCGATATGCAAGAATTAGGTGAGCTAGAAGATAGTGATTTAATTGATCGCAAAGTAATTAAACGTGACACTGATAGTGCCTTAATCTTAGACAAAGAAATGTCTATGAGTGAAGAAATTCGAGAGTATCTTGCATATATCTTAGAATTGCCAGAAGATACTATAGAAAACGTATTAAAAGAGTTTCAAAATCATGCCGACAAAATTGAAACTGAATAGAGACTTTAATGATAACTATAAAACAACTACGATGGGCTAACGCCTTTAGTTACGGAAAAGATAATAAAATTGATTTTATTGCGGCCCCACTTACGCAATTAGTGGGTCGTAACGGACACGGCAAAAGCTCTATTGCCCTTATCTTAGAAGAAGTATTATTTAATAAAAATTCTAAAGGCATTAAGAAAGCAGATATTCTTAACCGACATATTAAAGATAAAAGCTATACTATTGAGCTAGACTTTAATCGAGATGATGTAGATTATACAATTAAATCTAGTCGAGGCACTGCTCAAACTGTAAAACTATTTAAAGAAGGTGTAGACATATCTGCACATACTGCGACCGCAACTTATAAGATGATCGAAGATATTTTAGGTTTCGATCATAAAAGTTTTGCACAAATTGTTTATCAATCAAATGCGTCGAGCCTAGAGTTTTTAACAGCTCCTGACACCGCTCGTAAAAAGTTTCTTATTGAGATTTTAAATTTAGGTAAATACACTCGTGCAGCAGAAGTTTTCAAAGAAGTTAGTGGTCAATTAACCAAAGACATTACTGCAGTGCAGTCTCAAGTTAATACTGTTTCAAGCTGGTTAGATAAGTACGAAAAGACCGACTTAACCTTAAAAGAAACTATAACAACGCCTGAGATAGATACTACCACAATAGCCGAAGCTGCTGCATTAGAATCAAGTATTAGTAGTATTGAGTCTACTAATAAAAAGATTAGTCAAAATAACACCTACAAGCAACTACAGTCTAAAATTAAACTACTTCCTATTCCTGACAAACCTGAAGAAGGTATAGAGGGGTATCAAGCAGAAGTAGCAAAATTATCTAAAACAGTAAGCGATGCGGAATCTTTTGTTAAAAAGATGAAAGCATTGCGTGGAACCTGCCCTACTTGTTTATCACAAATCAATGAAGCCAAAGTAACAGAATTAGTAGTAGAAAAAGAAACTGAAGCCAAAAAAGCTGAGTATTCTTCCTCAATGTATACTACAAGAATTAACAATATTAAATCACAGAAACTTGCTTGGCAAGAAGCTCAAAAAGCCCAAGAAGATTGGGAAAAGTATCATACCTTAATTGATACAGAGCTGCCAGAAACTCTACTAGACAAACAAACCTTACAACAGCAATTTACGGAATTACAAAGTTCAATTACATCTACAAAACGTAAAATCGTAGAAGCAGAGCAACACAACAAAGAAGTAACTGCACACAACACTAAAGTAGATTTAGTATCAAAACAATTGGTTGAAATGAACCAAGAGTTAGAGGTTTACAGCGGTAAGTTGCATGAGTTAAGCGAAAGAATGAGTATTTTAAATGTGTTAACAAAAACATTTAGTACAACAGGTTTAGTAGCATATAAAATTGAGAGTTTAGTAAAAGACTTAGAAGATATTACAAATAAGTATTTGGTCGATCTAAGTGATGGAAGATTTCAAATTGGTTTCAAAATAAGTGCTAGCGACAAATTAAATGTTGTTATTACTGATAATGGTAAAGATATTGAAATACTGGCTCTTAGTGGTGGTGAGAAAGCAAGAGTTAACGTAGCTACATTATTAGCTATTAGAAAGCTAATGCAAACATTGTCCAGTTCTAGAATCAATCTATTAATACTGGATGAAACTGTAGAAACACTTGATACTGATGGTAAAGAAAAATTAGTTGAAGTGTTACTACAAGAAGAACATTTAAACACTTTCTTAGTGAGTCATGGCTTTAGTCATCCCCTACTAGAAAAGATTAATGTTATTAAACGTAACAACATATCCCAAATAGAGGTATAATATGATTTTAGAAGAAATTGATGGAGACGTAAAAGTTGTCCTTAACGGAAAAACTTTAGCAGTAGGTAACAGTATTGAAGACAGCCAATGGCCTCTTGTTGCTGTACTAGGTAAAGGTAAAGCCACTTTTCGAGTTGATCCTAGTTGCACAGTTGAAGTTAGGGGTGTAGAGGCTGTTGTAGAAACTGCCGCACCTACACCTACACCAGCTCCAAAAGTTAAGGCAGCTCCAGTAGCTGAACGGGTTACCCCCGCAGTGGAAACTCCAAGTGAGTCTATCAAAGAAGCGTAATGGCCGTAGATCCTAGAGCCAAAGGTGCTAGAACAGAAACCACAGTACGTGATCTGTTAAAAAAGCATACAGGTTTAGCGTGGGAAAGAGTACCTGGATCGGGCGCTCTTGACCCTAAACATCAGCTTAAGGGCGATTTATACGTCCCTGGGCGAACCAACCTTTGGTGTGTCGAAGTTAAAGGCTATGCGGAAGATCACCTTACTTCACACTTACTAACATCCAAGACTCCACAATTAGTAGAATTCTGGCAACAGACTACTCGTCAAGGCACTCAAGTAGGCAAAAAACCTTTGTTGATTTTTAAATTTGATCGCAGCAAAGTATTTGTTGCTTTTGATGAAATGCCTAATTCGCAAAACTATCGCTGCCTTTACTACAACCACGAAGATCATGAGTTCTATGCAGCACTGCTAGAAGATTGGTTAAAGTGGGAGCAGCCAGTATTTGTAACTTGACAAAACAACTTAACAGTGGTATAATAACAGATTAACACGCAAACTATATGTCAAAAACATTCTCAAAAATTACCGAATCAAACAATACTCTGTTAGTTGTGGATTCACTTAATCTTGCCTTTCGCTATAAACATAGCGGTGCAACAGATTTTGCTGAAGATTACTTACGCACAGTTCAAAGTCTTAAAAAATCATACAAAGCATCTCATGTGATTATTGCAGGCGATCAAGGCTCAAGTTCCTATCGCAAAGCTATTTATCCTGAGTACAAACAAAATCGTAAAGACAAGTTCGAAAACCAAACCGATGCTGAAAAAGCA